TATTCAGATTTATGAACAAAAGAACCATTCCATTCTTTGAGCATTTCTCGATATGGAAATGCTTGACCGCTTCGGTCTGAAATCGCTTGAGCGTATCTTCCTTTTGCAAATGTACTCATTTAGGTTCCTGGGAAATATGTTCTGGGTGATAAGAAGACCGAGGTTCGCTGACCGTTTTCATTTAATGCTCTGGTCATCTCATCATCATAAATCATTTTTAAATTAGAGGTTAATTGTTGATTAACTTTCATACTTAAATAGTAAGCTAGTCCAGATACCATACAAGGTATAAAAGTATAATAAACATCAGCGGTATTGGTATAAGCACCCGCATCTTGAATCTTTTTAATATAATAATATTCCAATTGATAACTGGAACCCGAATGTAAAGAATCCGGTGTTTGATATAAATAAACAACAGGATTATTTTGTCTATCAACATAATATTGAGAAGGAACACCTTGTGATAATTTGTTAGGAATTGCTGCATAGGTAGAACGATCAATCTTACTGAGTGTTTGATCTACAGGTGCCGCAGGTGTTGAGTTATTGCGATAATACGCTTCTAACACATCACTACAATCAGAAGGGGTTGTATATTCGGCTTGTCCTTGAACTAAAGTATCTGTTTGTAAAGCTACTTTCCAAAGATGAACGCCTCTATTCCCCCATTCTGAAAATAGGATGTTGAGAGAACGACGAGCGCTTTTGATATCATATCCCGAACGGGAGCTGTTAATCGCGCAACGCTCGTACGCCTCTTCAATTATATCATCGATTTCTAAATCGAAAGATGTGGTTCCTGATGTTGCCATTACTTATCGATAAATAAGGTCACCGTTACATTGGAAATGGCTGTTGAGCCAATACCGTCTGCATACAAAACACCATCTTCTGGAAGATTTAATGTTTCTGTTCCACCGGCTCCTACTTGTACTTTCAAATAAACACCTGTTGTTGTAGACGCAGCAGTAGTTGCCCCTGTTGCGTCTAAAGTGTTGATGATTGCACTTCCGGAAGAACCAGTAGATTGGACCATTAAACCACGAAGACGTGTTCTGCCTGTAAAGCCAACACCGTCAGTTGTTAATACAACTGGTTTAACGTCTGATTTATAGGACATGATTAACTCCTATTGTTTTCAGATGGTTTTCCGTTATCTGCGACTGTAAATGTGAACACACCTGTAACAGTTCCTGTTCCAGCTGTTGAACCCACTTTTCCGTAAACTGTACTGTTTGCAGTTACACCGGCGGCGATTACTTCAGCACCATTAGCACCTGTAATTGTTCCTTTAGTTTCAACTGCACACTCGTCAAAGAATCCGTTATCGTCATCATCCGAACCGATATCTGCTGTTGCACCTGAACCAGTTGCTCCGACTACAACCTGAAAAGACATTGGAACTGCGCCTGCTGGTAATACAAATACATCACCGGTTGAAGCACTAGCACCAATTCTTACTGGTGTAGAAGTTGTTGTTGAAGATAAGAAGCTGATGACTTCGGACTGTGTAATAACCGCAGGTGATACACCTGAAGATTTGTCCTGACCACCATAACTTCTAACTACGCCTTGAAATGTAGTTTTTGCCATGATTATACCTCCTAGGTTAAATGTTAATATAGTTTCTAGGCCATCGACTATACGCGTCTATATTAACTAATTTTGTATAGTGGCTAAAATATTATAGAAATTTTTCTATGAGCGCAAGTAATCTATTTAATTGGAATAAATAAAGGACTCTCATATTTATCTAAATCTCTCCATCTCAATTTTGCCACAACTCTTTTGATACGTTCTTCAATCGATTTCATCTCGAGAGTTTCCTTACCAGCAGATAAATATTGAGAATTCCACTGAGATTCTAGCTTGATTTTCTCAGCAATGAGGGACTGTGATAGAGCGGTCATTATATACCTCCTTCGATATATTACTAAACCGCCTTAATTTTATACTCTTTTTTCCCATAAAGTCAAGAGAATATCCCATAAAAAAAAGGGGCCCGAAGGCCCCTTTTAAAAGTAGTTTTCTAGTACGTATTATGCACCCGGTGAACCGAAGATACCTCTGAAATCAGAGAAACCGAAAGAGTATCTTTCTCTCGCTTTGTATCTCATGTTACCTGTGTCAAAGTCACCTTCCATTGCAGTTTTGATAGGTGATCTTTCGAAATGCTTCATACCGTTTGGTACGTCTGTCTTAATGAAGAACGCATCATCATCAGTTAAGTAGTGGTTGACTACATAACCTTGAGGAATCATCCCCATGTTTCTGATTGCGTTAACATCATTGTCAGCTGTACCTACTCTGTTGGCAGAATTCATTAGTCTGTCCGCAGTGAATTGTAATGCTGAAGGAATGATTAATTTCACACCTTGAGCAGCAATCTTTAGACCTCTCTCATCTGTGAAAGCAGCAATATCGATTAAAGCTTGCTCTAAAGATGTTTCGTTAAGATCAGCAGATGTTCCTAATTCATTGCTTACAGTACCACTGATAGTTGGGTGGTCAGTTGCACAAAGCTCCTTACCATCTCCGCCTAAGAAGTTGGTGTTGAATGCATTGTTTAATACAGAAGCAGCTTTTACTTGCTTTGTATTAGCCATTGATCTTGCAAGAGCCTTTGTATATCTAGAAGCTAATCTATCATACAAGTTGTCTTCAATTGCTTCCTCAGTGATTGAGAATGCAAGAGCGACTGTCTCGTGTGTATAACGAGATGTATATGTCTCTTGTGCTTGATCGTATGCGATTCCAGCACCTTCAGCTTTTACTGAAGCGTTACCAAAACCTGATAACATTACCTCTTCTTCGAATGCTCGATCAGAAGTTTCTGTATCAAAGATTTCAGCGTGTTCGTTTTCGTACCTTTTGTACTCCAGGCCAAATAGTGCATTTAAACCCGGCTCTAGCTCTTTAGCTAGTTGTGATCTTGATATAGCCATAATTTAAATCTCCTATATTAGCTGTTGACCTTTAGCAATCTTCACGATGAAGTTTTCGCTAGCTGCGGCAGCTTCATTATCTGGATCACTATCAAGTCCCACGATTAACATTTGACCGTCTGTTGATGAAGCAAGATCCAATGTCACACCGGAAATACCGTTTGTGCTATCGCCTGCTGCATAGTTAATGTCAAATGCAGTACCGACAGATGTAATACCTGTAGCAGTACCTGTTGATTTTACTAAGTACAATTGATCTGGGTCATCAATGATGAACGCCTTGATCTTACCTTCAGTAACATTAGTTTGTGTATAATTGTTTCTGAAAGTTGGTTTGCCTGTTGATGGGTCGCTTTCAATTAAGCATCCGTTAAAGACACCTAAAATACTACCAGTTGCAGATGATTGTACGGGTACAACGTATCCGCCTGATAAAGCTACCAAGTCACCCTGAAATATTGATGAGGACATATTGTCCTGAATTTCATACTCAGATTGACTTCCAGCTGCATATGCCCCACCAACTTTTCCCAACGGCTTTAGACCGAAGGCTTTAGTTGAGTTTGCCATATTTTATACCTCCTAAAGTATATAGCTGGTAGCCTAAAAGAAATAACTAAAAGATTAGCTTTTCTTTGAGCCACCAAAAGTTACACGACTCTGCCTATCTTGATTAATAGGCATACTTGGGTGCTGCTCCTTCAAGAGATCGTTGTTTACAGCGTCTTCACGGTCTTTCGTTCTACGATTGTAGTATTCTTCCCGTTGCTGTGCGAGCTCTTCCGGTATCCTTGCCAGCACAAGGCCACCAACTCCTATCACTCCTGCGTACTTGCCCTCTTTAAGGACTGGATAATTTTCTTCAGGGTATTGGTCTGCTCTTACAAATTCCCAACCGGATCTTAATTTACCGGATGCGTTCTTTGTATCGTCAAAACCCATACTCTCGACTCTTATCCAACGCTGACGGTATCCGTCTGGCGCAGGTGGTGCGTCTAGTGATGATGGGGGAGTCCAAACTTGAGGTCTAACATCTTTAGCCCTAGTTTCACTCGCGCGAGAAGTCTTGTCTATTTTTTTATCTTCCATATGCTTTTACGCCTCCTTCGCGATTAATTGTTTCGCATATTCTTCAAGTGGCACACCTAATCGCTTA